GCAATCAACATTCCGCGCAGACAACTGGCTAACGACTCCATCGGCTCACCGTCAATCTCACTTGGCTCTCGCAGAGTCATTTGCTCAATGACCGCATCAACATCTTTGATGGTGGGTCGCGGTAAGTTTTGCGGCTGGAAGCCTCTGCCTGACCAGCGTCCTGTTGCAGCGCCGTGATACATCAGCACACCATGTGCGCGGCCATCGCCACCCAGAAGGGTCTTCATCGATTCATATTTCTTGGTGCTGGAGCGTGACAATGCCTGCCTTATTTCAAGAAATTTCTTGACGTTTTCGGGGCATGAATCGTCTGACATAGCCTCTGCAATAGCGGCTTTGTCGTAGCTTGCGATGGTGTAACCCTGTTGCTCAATCCACATCATGGACTTGGCGCGTGACCCTGTTGAATCCATCTGGTTGTTGGTTATCTTTTTAACCTGTGCGTTCAGCACAAGTGAGTGCTTATCGATGATGTCCAGCGCGTTGAAAATGGAGTCGCGGTCAAGTCTTACGCCGCGCCAGTTAATTAACTGATCCACGATCCACACTTGTTCTTCAATACCACGCAGTGGTCTTAATTTATTTCGTATTTCACGCTCGGCTACAACGTCCTGGAGGCAGTAGTCGCACAATTCTTTAAATAGTTCTGGGTCTTTCCTGCGCTCACCGCGATAAGGCTTGCACAGCCTCTGGATAAGCAGCTTGCCGCGCTTAGACTTTGCGGCATCACCAGTCAGGCCAAGCGCCTCGCCGCATTTTCCCAATGCACGGGGGTAAGCCTGTGCGGCTGCAAGGGCTGCGGTATCTCGCCACTGGCTTATAGGCACTTCTGGCCAGCCTAGTACCTGACTCCAAATGCTCATCTCAAAAAAACTATTCCACGCCCACAAAACAGCGCCGCCTGTTATTAAATTAAACAGTGCTGTTGGGGCTGGCATATCAGGTGTCCACAGTTTTGGCTCACCGTCATCGACGGCGTAAGCAAGGCATAGAACCTTAGTGCTGTGGTGATCGGCATAGGCATAAGCCCCAGCCTTGAAAATATCGCATTCGCTGTATGTCTCAAAATCGATTGAGATTTTCATATTATCGGTCTCTTTAACCACTCAGTTGATAAAGTGTTGATGGCACTCTGGTAACTTAGACGCTGCTTTTTTGATGGTTTGTTGCGTTTTTTTGGATCAAGGTCTTTGTCTTCGATAAAAACGGAACGTATGGTGCCAGCCCTTTTTTTCTTCATACCCATGCGGTTCTTCAGCAGGGCGTATGGGATGTCTGCAAGTTCCGCGATCTCTTTGATAACGACACTTTTGCCAGATAGGTCTGGGTATCGAGAACCAACGTATGGATAAGACAAAGTTGCTTTCATAAAAACCTCAAAAAAAGGGGCTGACACGCAGCCCCGATCAACTTACTCAGCTAAGAAAATCATCATCAGCAGCGTCATCTGCTTGTTCAGAAGAAATATCGTCAAACATCTCTTCGACTTTCACGCCACCAGCCCCAAAAGTTTCGCCGTCTTTCACGAACTGAAGGGCTAACAAGTTACAGTTAACGCGCTTGCCCCATGTGTTGTTTTGTACCCAAAGTGAAATTGCAGCGTTTACATAGCAACCGGCGTACAGCTTTCCGTCTTCTTCAACCAACTGAACTCGGTCGCGGTCGATGGTGCTTGGCCGCTGGCGGCTGGAACAGCTAACAAACATTGCATTTTCATAGCCGTCATATGCTTTTTCATTGCCGTCCCCCAAAAAGGTCTTCAAACCCTTTGGTATCTCGCCGTTAAAGCTAACCGTTGCGGCTTGCTTTATCGCTTTTTTAAGCTGGTCGAGTTGTTCTTTGTCGCCATCTTTATCGAGCAATAGATTTGCTGAGTATTTAGCTGTTTGGCCCTCTACATATGCCTTCGGAGTCCAGATTTGTGGGAATGATAAGCGTACATTTTTAAGCGTGATTGTAGTCATTAGGACTTTTCCTCATTAGATATATCAGTAAAAAAATCGGCTGCTTCTGGCTTAACAGCAGGGCGTGGATCAGTGTCCTGCGCGAGTGTTGGCCGACCTTCGGGTTTATGGATAAGATCGACGATCTCACCATATCTCGCTTTTCCCAGTGCTTTTTCAGCTTGGGTTGGCGAAATTAGTTTTGACACATAAGCATCATTGCCCAGCATCTGAATTAGTTGTTCCTCTGCAATCTCTGTGTCGAGCCACTTGCGCTGACCACGGCCCGCAACCAATTTGTGGTTGGGTAAAATGCCGCCGTCAAGCAGCAGCTTGTGCGCGTGTTTCTGAACCCCTTGCGCCCACGAAATCAGTGCGTCCATTTTGGGTAAAAGGTTACTGATCTCTTCAACATTTAAGGTGTGCGGCACTTGGACGAGCAGAGGCTCTTCAAGATTGTCGAAATTACTTAGCGTTAAAGAGTAGTTGTGTTCAGCTAACGCTCTGCAAGTTGGCTTGGCTTTGCAAAAATGACACGCCTTTTTGCTGGGGTTATATGTTGGGTCTGGAGACATAGTTCTACGCGCTGCTGGCTTAACAACATCGTTTGCCCATGTGAACAGGTCTTTGGCCCGCATAGAGTAGGTGTCGATGTGATCAAGTCGTGGCTGCACGATGGTCATGCTCACCGTATCGACTTTGTCAATGAACTCATAAGCTGCGCCTAATCCGTACAGCATAAGTTGCTCGTTACGATTGGCGTTGACCTTTAAGCCTTGGCCGTACTTCAAATCTATAACGTGCAGAACGCCATCGTGAAGCACCACATAATCTGCCGTTCCGAAGCCGCCAGCGGCCCATTCTGAGTAGTCAACACGAAGTTCAACATGAGCCTCGTCAGATTCTTGGCTATTGCAGAAGTCCACATATGTTGCGACATGGTTAGCCATATCTGCATCGACGATAAAGCCTTCAAACTCTACGCCTATGAAATGTTCTGGTGGTTTTTGTTTGAGTAGACACTCTTCAGCTAGAGCGTGTGCGGCTGTTCCTTCGGCGGCATAGAAAGATTCTTGCTCTGGAAATGTTGACTCCAGGCTGATGGAGCCAGGGCAGGTCATCCATCGGTGAGCCTTACTAGCACCTAATAATGCATGTTTCATCACTTTAAACCTCATTGAGCAATTTAGTTACTAACTTTTTGTATCTGTGGTTGACACCTTAAAAATAAATTTCTATTGTGTCAACTCCAAAACGACAAACAATTTAGTTAAGAGGCAATAAGTATGAATTTTGTTAGCGAGTTTGCTGATGAAGTGCGGTCAGCGATTGATGATGTGGTGAAATCTTCTGGCGTGAAAAACTGCAACGCCCTGGCTCGTCGCCTGGACGTAAGCAAGCAGGCGTTGAGTAAGTGGCGACAAACAGGGGTTGTTCCAGCCCATAGAGCGTTGCAAATGGAACTAATGGCAAAAGGCGTGGTGTCGTGGAAACGGATGTGTCCAGACATCGTTGCGGATTATGAACAGTCGAGCGAGGTCATTTATGAAACGTCTAGAAAGAATTAAAGAGGTTGCGGGAATTTGGTACTGGCGAGCGGTTGAGAAGGTGACCCGCATCGCGTCACCCATAGCGCATTGGATGTCGGTGAAGCTTTTATCTTTTTCAGCTTACTGCGACCACTGGGCGATACTTGCAAACCAATTAAAAAAATAAATTCAAAATGTGAAGTGAAGAGGTGACGCAATGGCGTTTTTAAAGCAACACGGCCATCAGCTAGTCGATAACGGCTACGAAATTGTTCCCATAATGAAGGGCAAAAAAGCGCCCATGTTAAAAGGGTGGCAGGACATCAGGGCCACTCACGAAGATGTAGATAAGTGGCTTGGGAATGGTCACGCTGATGGTGGTGTAGGCGTTCTCTGCCGAAACACAGTTGCAGTTGATATCGACTGCTTAAATAGAGATGTGAATTACAAGCTGCTCAAGTGGGTAGATGAAAATATCGGCAGGTCGCTAACGAGAGTAGGCCAAGCGCCGAAGTGCATCCTACCTTTTAGAGTTGAGGGCGGCTTTTCTAAGATTCGATCCTGTGAATATGAGGATGAGGTCGGCTCTAAACACGCCGTTGAGGTGTTAGCAGACGGGCAGCAGTTTGTGGCTTACGGCATACATCCTGCGACCAACGAGCCTTACAAGTGGGTGAGAGGTAAGAGCATTGCCGATGTATCTCACAGCGAGTTGCCGATTATCACAAAAGAGCAGGCAGAAGCATTTATTGCCTATTTTGAAGAGATCGCGGGGCAGCAGGACGGCTGGGAATTGGCCCGAAAGGGTATGGCTGCCGCTGAGATAGACCCAGATGACCTGTCTATGTTTCGGCCCAAGATGGATGTAGATGAACAAGGCGTCCGTCAATTACTAGAATCGGTTGATGCGAACTGTCATCACGACGAGTGGGTGAGGGTAGGCATGGCGCTGCATCACCACTTCGATGGTGACGACACAGGCTGGATGATCTGGGACGACTGGTCATCTGACGGTGAGACGTACATCGACGGGCAGTGTGAGCGCAGGTACGCAACCTTTGATAGCAGCAGCAAGACGCCAGTAACCCTCGCCAGCGTGAAGGCTATGGAGGTTGAGGCTGTGCGTGAAGAGATCAAGGAAGAGCGGCTACCTAAGATGCTCAGAGAGTGGGCCTTTGTGCATGTCGAAGGGTCGGCGCGTGTGATGCGTGAAGACCTGAACAAAGACAATCTGGTGCTGTACAAGCTAGACGATCTGAAGAAAGAACACATGAACTGTCGGGTCTTGTCGGGCGATGAAAAGCCCAAGCTAATTAATCTAGTAGATATGTGGCTTGAACACCCAGAGCGCAGAACCTATGCGGCTGGCCTTACTTTTGCCCCAGACATGCAGGTGCTGCAACGCTACAACCTGTGGCGGGGTTGGAGTTACGAAGCGAGGGAGGGTGATGTGCAGCCGTGGCTGGACTTTGTCACCGATGTGGTCGCTGACGGCAACGCTGTGTACGCCAATTATATTGTCGCCTGGGCCGCGCAGATGATCCAGAAGCCCATGACCAAGGTTGGTGTCGGGCTTGTGCTTAGAGGCCGTAAAGGCACAGGCAAGACCAAGTTCGGTGAGATGCTGGGTGGCCTAGTCGCTGCACATCACAAGATAGTTAGCCGCGCTGAACACATCACCGGCAACTTTAACCGGCACCTCGAAGACACGCTGCTGCTGCAAGCCGATGAGGCTTACTGGGCTGGCGCAAAAGCCTCTGAGGGTGCGCTGAAAGACCTGCTGACCAACGACAAGATTCAGATCGAGCGCAAGGGTGTCGATAGCTACACAGCGCCAAACTACACCCGCATCCTGTTTACCAGTAACGAAGACTACGTTGTTCCTGCAAGTCTCGATGAAAGAAGGTTTGCCGTTTTTGATGTCGGCAACTCTAGGCAGCAGGACAGCGAATACTTTGCCGGTCTTACCGCGTGGTATGAGGCCGGTGGGGCCAACGCGCTGATCCATTACCTGCGTAACTTCGACCTGACAAATATCAACCTACGCCTGGTGCCGCAAACTGAGGCGCTTACAGATCAGAAGTTAGAGGCTTTGGATAACGTCACCGCATGGATTTACAACTGCTTGCAGACCGGCGAGATGCGTGAGAACCGCGTAGCAGGCAACGTGGTGAACTTCGGTGAAGAGGCTCCAAAGTCTGAAATATACGACATATATGTAAGCAGCCTCCGATCAAATAAGTTTGAAGTGCCGATGAAGGAGGCACCGTTCTGGAAGCGTATGAAGTCGTTCGACAACATGTTTCAAGACGGCGCTATGCGATCCGATGCGGGTCACAGGTATCGGACAGTGAAGGTCAACACCACTGAGGCGGCACGGTGGATATTTGAGGCTGCAAACAATTTAAGCAACATCGAGTGGGCAACATTAGACATCGGGCCAAACACTGACCCCCTCGATCCTGACAACTGGGGAGATATGTAATGGGAAAAGGTAGCAAGCAACGACCAACTGATCACGCTCAGTTCTCTGCAAACTTCGACGCAATATTCAATAAGCCCGTGGTCGATGAGCAAGAAGAAGAGGATTTGTTCGACTACGACTGTGAGCGGTGCGGTGGCATCGATAAGCACGATGTCTATGCGGAACGTGAGGTGAACATGGAGTCTTATGGCGACCAGCGAGTGGAGCGAGTAGAAATTTATTTGAGTTGTATAAAATGTGGAGGAAGTGTTGATGAAAAATAAAGACGTAACAACAAAGTGGAAGCGACTACAAGAAGAGTGTACAGCTATAGAAACTAACAAAGCAGCGGCAGAGCAGAGCCAATCGGTGCAGCACATCGTGCCGTTTAAGCTGCCAGTTAACGCGCAGCAAAGAAAGAACATACCAGTCTATTCTGGTTTCTTTGCCTACTTCCCACGAGCCATTGCTGCGGTAGCCCAGGTATCGCTTGCGGGCGGCATTCAGCACGGGCAGACACGCGAGACGCTGCACTGGGATCGACCTCTTTCTGGAGACGAGTTGGATGCAATGATGCGTCACATGATTGACGGGGACTGGGAGCAAGTAGCTTGGAGGGCTATGGCGCACTTGGAAAAGCATTTAGAACGCAAAGAGTAATAAGCAGTAAGCAGTAAGCAGACAGCCCGCTTCGGTGGGCTTTTTTGTGCGTGACCGTTTGAGCCTTTGCGGTCACTCGTATTGTTAGGTCAATTCCAGGTTGACGCTATAATAGTACCTCACTAACGAGATACACCAGGGGAAACAAAAATGACTAACCTTCAAACCGGCCAGAACATCCGCTCTTATGACTTCATCTCACGCACTGACTGCTACATCGAAGGCGTTATTACTAGCATTGATAACGGCATGATTGAATTTACGGTAACTAAATCAATATCCGAAGGCAAAGAATATACAGACCGCCCTGACACAATGCAGACCGCAGACATTGGTAACGATTTTAGTGACCGTATGTACGAGGGGTTGGGTCGTCAGCGCATCGAAGCAATCTAATCTAACCGCCCCCTACGGGGGGCAACTAAGGGGAACAAAATGAAAGTGATCAACGCGGCCAAAGGCCCAAACGTGAAGAACTACTTCTACGATGCCGAACGTGATGTGTTTGACACCGTAGACCCTCGCCAGGGCGGGTGGATGGGTGATTTCGACGTGTGGCCCACGCACCACATCATCGTAGATGGCAGCTACACGGCGCAGCAGCTTGATAAACTGTTCCATGACCTCGGCTTGTTTAATCAGGACAAAGGTGAAGCAGCATGATCATAACAGCGAGTGAGCGTATGCAGTTCAAGCCCAAGAAGATCAAGACTACGGGCAGCTACTTCTTTGAAGAAGAGCAGTGCCGAAAGTCTTACTGCAAGTGCGGCTGTAAAGAGCGTTACGGCGACTGGGTGACGGGTTGCCGCAACTGTGGCCGGAGGATACGCCCGTGACAATTATCGACAGTGGTATAATCAAGCACGAGGTAATTATGAAAACAATTAACGTGTGTCAGCTATCACAGATAAAGAAACGAGAGCGCCGCGAGGCCATCCAGC